CGGTCGGACTCGGTTCCACGACTGGCGCTCCGCTCTGGGGCGCCAGGTTCTCGTCCGGCTTCCTCGCCCCGCTCGCTGTGCTCGCCTCGTGCTGGTGTTCCTGCTCGAGCTCCTGATGCTCGCGCTCCTGCTGCCGCAGACGTTCTTGTTCGCTCTGACCGCTGGCGTGTTCTGCCATATACCTGCTCCTCTGACGGACGCTCTTTGATGACGGGATCGGGATACGGACCGGGCGGCGGGTCGGGATACGGACCGGGCGGCGGGTCGGTCTGCTCGGCGTGGAACGCCTGCAGCTCGGTCAACGGCTCGAGCGGGCCAGGGTTGGGGATCTCAGCAACCGCCCGCGCGAATGCGCGATCGTTGGCGTCCTGGTCGCGCTCCTTGTCGTGCGCGTGCCACTTCGCTTCCCGCTCCCGCTCGTCGGCGCGTGCCTTCTGCGCCGCGCTTTGCTCGCTCATGCGGCACCTCCTGTTACCGGCGATGTGCCACGCGCTGACCGTCGCCGTGCCTGCTCCATCGGGTCGTAGCCCTGCCCCTGGACTGTCGGCCCACCGAGCTTCGACTGGAACGCCTCGAGCGACATCGTCTCTGCCGTCTCGACGCCCGACAAGAGCTGCGCGTCGCGCGTGTCTTCCCGCGCCTGGGCGCGCTTCGGCAGCACGACCCTGATGTCCTTGCCCGCCTCTTCTTTGATCTGCTTCAGGTAGTCGCGCAGCTCTTCGACCGAGTAATCGTCGAACGTATCCTCGAGATTCAGGTCCCGATAGCGTTCGCCAGCTCGACGGATGGCGTTGATAATCGCGGCCTTCTCGCGCTGCACCTTCAGGATCTGCGGGAACTCGACCTGCCGATACCGCTGCGCTTCGCTGATGCCGTCGCGACCAGGCGTCTCGCTCAGCATGCGAAACCCTTTATCTTGGTAATACGCGCGGTTCTGCGGATCGCCCTGCAGCGACACGACCATGCCGTCAGGCTTCAGGTACAGGCGCAGCGGGTAGTTGTAGTTCTGCCCCCGCCGCGGCGTTGAGACGGCTGGAGCGGTCTGATCGAGCAGCTTGTCTAAGAACTCGTTGCCCGTCGTCGGCGCCGCGGGCGCTTCCGTCATCGTCATTTAAGAAGCTCCGTTGAGCAGGATCCCAAAGTTATCGCGCATCTCCTGGTGGCCGTAGATGACCTCGACCGCCAGCTTCCAGGCGAAGACATCGATGTCATAAAACACGTGCGACTTGGGCGTCCGCTGGACCACGAGCGCGAGCGCGTCGCGATGAAAGATCGCGTTGTTAGCCTGCCCGCCCGCTGGACGGACCAAATTAGTCGTGACCTTAAGGGTAAGACCGTACATTCCCCCTAATTCACCATTTTTCACCGGCATATTCCCGGTGCCGATATAGAGCGCATTGCTCCAGCGATCAAGCGCCAGCTTCGAGACTTTCTCGGCCGGCGTCATGACGAAGAAACGGTCTTCTTGCGGCACGTCGGCGTCATCGAGCAGCTTGATCGCGGCCAGCACGTTGGCATCTGTCGCCGCGGTGCCGAGCGTACCGACCACCTGCGAGAAACCCGCGAAGTCGGCGGCCAGCTTGCTATCGATATCTTTGGCGAGCGCATAACCGGGCTTGCGCTGGTACTCAGACTGCAAATCAACGTTCGACTGGACCTTGACGATGTCTTCGATACCAAGCGCAGCGTAAGACCAGATATTCAGAACGATCGTCGTCGCGGTCTCGGCGACGGTCTCGTACGTGATGGCGGTGTTCTCCGCCTTCGCGCGAGCAGCGAGGTTGCCGATCGACGCCACTTTGACCGACTTGCCAACGGTCGCGTCTGACTCGTACGAGCGGTTGACGCTGGTGGCGATGACGAGATTGCTCTCGGTCGCCCTCAAGACCTGCTTCGACCAGATGTCGGGCGAGAAGACGCCGTCTGCGATCGTTTTGTCTACGAACTCGGTTGCACCAGTAGGCACTGGTCAGACCCCCTAGCGTTGTGTCAGGGGGATGCTCCGAGTAGCTCGGTGACGTACCCCCGGTTTTGGATGCCCGTTCTCATCGAACAAGGCGTCATATTCCCGCATGGACATCGCCGCAATCTGTTCGTCAGTCACTTCACGGACGCGACCGGGGGTTCCACCTTCGCGCTCTGGGACTGGCTCGTCGCCATTGACTTCCGACAGCACCGACTTGCGTAGTGCAGACTCGCGGCGGGAAATCTCTTTCTCCACCTCGAGCCTGGTGCGCGCATCGACGATGTACTGGAGATACTCGGCGGCGCCTTGGGCTTGCCCTTTTCCTTCTCCGAAAACCTTGCCTGCTACGTCCCGCTGAATCTCAGCGGGTAGTTGCTGCTGGAACAATACAACGCCGTCCCATACGGGACCAGCAGAAGCGAGCGCCTGCTGCTGCGCGAGGCGTTCCTGGTACTCCTTCTGTGTCAGCTCGCCGAGCGTGTACAGGTCGCCGTTTTGCGCCGCTTCGAGCTTCGCCTGCTCGGCACGTTGCGCCTCTTGCTGCTGCAGGATCTGGCGCGCGCGCAGATCGGCGCGACTGCCGATGAAGCCGCTGAGCGTCTCGTCCTGCTCGAGCTTCTCCCGCGGCAGGTTCTTGGCAAGCAGCTTGAACTTCTCAAGTGGGTCTTTGGCGTCCTCGAGCTGCGCTAACCACTCCGGCGGTTCTGTCGGCGCCGGTGATTCGTTGGAGGAGCCCTCCGAATCCGCCGCACTATCTGGAGCCGCCGGAGTGGGTTCAGGAGTTGGCGCAGGTTCGCGACGACCGCGAGAACGTCGCGGGGCAGGCGCCTCTTGAGGCTCCGCCTGCTGCTCGCGCTCCTGGACGACCTCTTCGAGCAGGTCAGGGTGCACGCCTCTATCGGTCATCGTCATCGCTTGGACTTCCCCGCTGCCCGCATTGCCATCGCAATCGCTTGCTTCTGTGGCCGGCCAGCCTTCACCTCACGTCTGATGTTGGAGCTGATCGTTTTCTGCGAAGACCCTTTCTTCAGCGGCATGGCGACGCCTCCGTAAAATAAGGCCGGCGGCTGCCTTGAACAACCGCCGGCCACACCAAAGAGGTCGTAGCTCTCTGATGCAACTCGATCCTACGCTGTGCAGCGTTGCGGAGTGCCCCGCGCCCGCCAAGGTGCGCGGCTGGTGCCAGACGCACTACATGCGCTGGTGGAAGCACGGCGATCCGCTCAAGGTCTTTCCACGAGGGCACTTCCGTGACCGAAGCGTTCCTTGCGCGATTGATGGATGTACACAAACCCCGCTGGCCAGAGGATGGTGCAAAAAGCACTGGCGGGCGTGGCGCGCCTACGGCGATCCACTCGCCCAGCAACCCTCTGGGCGTCGACAGATGGATACCTGTGCGAGAGGGCACAACGACTGGTATGTGGGGGATGGACGGGGCAGTCGTTACTGCCGAACCTGCCACGGAACTGCGCCTAATCGCTCCCCGGCGAGCCGCTACCGAGAGCACCTCAAGCTTCGTCGTGGCCTGACGCCTGAGCAGGTTACGGCAATGTTGGTCTCGCAAGGCGGCGTGTGTGCCATCTGCGGTCAAGTTCCGAAGAAACCCCACGTTGATCACCATCATGGAACAGGCGTTGTTCGTGGCGTCTTGTGCAAGGCCTGCAACACAGGAATCGGGATGCTGCAAGACTCGCCCGAGATTCTCAGAGCAGGAGCGGCGTACGTGGAGTCGCATCAACGCTTAATGGTCCCGCTTAGAGTCTGAGGCGCCGTGAACTGCGGCAGGGTGTTCTGGATCTGCGCCAGTGAGTCTTTCGGGTCCAGCCCGTACTTCTCCTGCATACCTTGCAGCACCATCGATTGCGTTGACGGTGCGGCCCGCTGAAACTCCACCGAGTTGAGCTTGGTCGGCGTCGGGATGGCGTCCAGCACGCTGTTCATGCTGGCTGTGTTCGCGCTGGGCTCTCTGATGTCGGAGATTAATTGCGACAGGTAGCCCATCCCGCCCTGCGTATTGCCGCCCACCGTACCGACGCCCGTCACCGTATTCGGCGCCGAGAAACCGGCTACACCCCCGCCAGAGAGCAGGTTGCCCATCTGACCGATCGCCTGCTGCTGCCTGAACGGGTTGGCTTGCAGGTCCGCGGCCTGTTTGATCATGCCCATCTGCTGCGTATACGTCTGGTTCTGCCCGGCCAGCGTAGTGAGTGGCTGGCCGTTGGCACCGATCGGCACGCCGCTGGCGTCGTAGGCCTGCGGCACGTAGCCGTATTGCGTCGCGTACTGGTTCTGTGCCTGCAACGTGCGCTGCGGCGTGCCTTGCTGATTCGGCAACACGCCACCAGGCGACGCCGCGGCGATGGCCTGGTTCGAGTCCCTGACCCACGCCGTCATCGCCGCATTCCAGTCGCCGCCGTTCGAGACGAAATAGCCGCGCTGCGTCTGCGGGTCCAGGTCGGAGAACTTGCCGCCGCCAGCGTTGGTGCCAGGCGCGTAGATCTGCGACGGCGCCTGGTACGTGCCGGTCACGCCCGACTGCGCGACCGCGTTGTTCATCGCGGCAGTGTTCAGGTTGCTGTAGCCGGTCATGCCGGCCAGCGTCTGCTGCGGTAGCTGCGACGGAGGTGCCTGCTCGAGTGCCATCGCCTGCTGCGCTGCGATCGTCGGAATGGTGGTCAGACTGCCGTTCCAACCCATCGCCTGCGCTTGCGGGATATTCACCCGCTGGAGCTGACCGCTAGGCAGGACGTAGCTCAACTGGACGGCACCGTACGTGCTCGTGTCGTAGGTGTTGGGGTCCAGACGTACGAAGGTGCCAGGCGTGTACTGCGACTGAGACGGCGCGGTGTAGAAGCCGGTCAGACCAGCGGCGCCCTGCTGCGTGCTGGCCTGCCCCGACAGGTTCGCCATCGACTGCGACGCGTCCAGCCCCGAGAAGCCGGGGATGTAGCCGATGCCGCCCGTCGCCGTGCCCTGCGCCAGCGTTCCAGCACCTGGCGGTGCAGGCTGGCCGACGCCGAAGTTCTGGCCGTACTGCTCAGCGACCGAATTGGTGTACGTCAGGTTCCACTGGCGGATCAGCTCCTGCGCCGCGGCAGTGTTGCCCTTGCCGACCGCAGACGTGAACTGCTGGACCGCCTGCTCGAGCTGCGCGTCTGTGAGTGCCATACGGTCTCCTTACGCGGGAATCAACGGCAACGGCGGCGCGACGAAACCGTTCGCTGCATTCGGCCCAACTGACGGCAGACCCACTCCGCTGATGATGCCCTGCTGCCAGGCAGGGTTATACAGACCAGGCGTCGTCGGCGCGCCCTGCATCGCGACCGGCGTCTGCCCCGCAGCGATCGCCCTGCCCTGTGGGTTGTCCAGCAGTCCTCGAGCTTTCATCGCCGCGGCCTGCGCCTGTGCCTGCTGCACTGCTGCTGCCTGCTGCTGCTGCAACGCCTGATCGACGCCGACGTTGGTCTGCTGCCCCTGCGCATTACCCGCGATCGTCACCGGCGCGACCACGCCGTTCGCCGCCTGCGAGCCCTTCGCCGCGATGGTCGCTGCCACGTCGGGATACGGCTTGCCGCTCTGCGTCTGGTACTGCTGCATCATCTGCGCGAGCGTCTGCGTCGCCTGCTGCGCCAGCGTCGGATCACCCGAGATCTTCGGATCGGCTCCCTGCACCATGCGCGCCGCGGTCTCGTACACCGCGTCGCCGCCTCCCATGTTGGTGACCCAATTCGACAGACCGCCGACCAGGTTCTTCCCGAAGTCGCTCGGGATGTCGGTGATCTTGCTGCTGCCGATCGTGCCCATCATGTTCGACAGCGCGCTGGTCGCGCTGGAAACACGCTGGTTGAGCATCCCCGCGCCCGTCGAGGCGTTCGTCGCCGTGTTCGACAGGATGTTGTTCGCCGCGGTGATGGCGTTCTGCTGCCCAGCGTTATCGGCCTGCTGTTTGGCAGCGTCCGCGCTGATCCGCGAGGTCTGCGCGTTCATCGTGTTGATCGCGCCGGTGATGATCTTCTGGGCCTGGTCCTCGGACATCGACCCAGCCGCGACCTTCATGCCGAGCTGCTTGGCGAGATCCTCGGTCGCCTGCGACGACTTGATCTGGTTGACGTTCGGCGTCGTGACCACAGCACCCGTCGACGGGTCCAGCGTGACGATGAACGGGTTCGTCGAGTCCGCCGCCGGCGCCGTGCCAGGCTGCACCCGAATTGGCGGCTTCCAGCCAGGTTTCTCGAGTCGGCTGATCTCTTTGCCAGCCTGATCGGTGAACACGACGTACGGCGAGTCGGGACTGTCGTACGTGCCGGAGACCTTGACATCGGCCGGCAGGTTGGTCTCGACGAACTGGACCGTGCCGTCGGGATTTTTGACGGGGTAGTACGACTTGCCGTTGCGGGTCTGGATGCCGCCGAGGTTGTTGACATCGGTCGGCGTCGGCATGACGACGTGGTATTTCGTGGCGTCGTCAGTGCCCTTCGGGTCGTACTCGACCAGACCGACGCCCGGCACGTTGAGCTGCGTCGGTTCCTTGGGCTTGGCGCCAACGACCGTGTAGGTGCCGTCGGCCTTGATCGACCAGACCTGGTCGCCAACGTCGTGCAGCGCGGGTTGTGGTCCTGCGGGCACGGTGATGCTCGTCCCGGTTGCGGGGTCACGTAAGGCGATGACCTTGCCCGAGTCATCCTTGACCTGGTCGAGCTTGTCCGTCGGCGAGGGTTGCTTGGTGGTGCTGCCCTGCGGCACGTCGACCAGAGGCCCGCCCGAGTCCCACTGCACCTTCTTCAGGTCGGCGTTGTAGAGATTCGGGTTCGGCTTCGTAGCGAGCGGATCGACCTGACCGTTGGCATTGGGCGTCGTATCTGGAATCGTCTCGTTGACACCCGACTGTTTCAGCTCGAGCCCGGCCTTGAGCAGCGCGGGATCATTCGGCTTGAGCAGGAGCTTTCGCTGTGTACCGTTGGCGTCCTGGACGACGACGTAGTACATACCCGTGCCACGGTTGACCGTCTGTGCCGGCGTCTGCCCATCGGGCGAGGCGGGAATAGTGACCGGCGCCGTGTCTTCCTGGGGCGTGTCCCCCCCGAACAGCTTCCACTGCTTGTCAGGTGAGCTGGCGTTGAGTTGGTCGACGAGTTGCTGAATGGATGCCATCAGCGCGCTCCTACCGCGGCAGGTTGCTCCTGCGGACTCAGAAACCCGAGAGGATTGAAGGGCGGTGGTGGTTCGGCCTGATTGCGGAGCCGACCCCCGACCTGCCGACCTGCCAGAACACGGGAACGAACTTCTGCCGTGCCAAGTACTCGCGTCACCGCGGACTCGCGGATCTTGTCCGCGGTGGCAATCGTCGCCTTCAGCATCTGTGCCTTCCGCTCGTCGGGTGCGTTCTGGTACTCGGCCGAGTCCAGTCGCACGGCGAGTTGATCCAATCGGCTGCCCGTAATCTGTGTGACGGCGCGCTGCTCATCGGGCGACAGCGACACCTTCGACCCAGTAATCGTGATGCTGTCAGGGTAGGCCGAGGGCGCCACCACATCCTTGAAGCCTGCTTTGTTGAGCCGATCAGCCTCGACCGTGATCGGACTGACCACATCCTGCTGCGCGCCCACCAGCGTGCCGAGACCACTCCTGGCCTTCATCGCGGGCTCACCCGTCGTCGGGTCGATCTTCACCGGTAGCGTGTTGGCCAGACCCGGTATGCCCGCCCATGACGACTCCCACAGCGACTTCACACCACTCTTGGCTACATCTCGGGCGACGGGGTCGGTCGCGTTTTCGATAAACCGCAGGGCGCCCACGCTGGTCAGACGGTTGACCACGGTCTGTCCCTCTTTGGCCGCCGCGCCCGTGAAGTTTCCCTGCGTCATCAGACTCAACAGTTGCAGCAACTGGGTGCCAGGAATTGCGCGCGAGAACGGGACCATCGAGGAGTTCAGCGCAGCGTTGAATCGCGGACCGTAGTAGTTTGTGTACTTCTCCAGGTCCGTCGCCCCCGGCGTGCCCTCGGGGACATTCTGGCCGCCTTTGTCCCAGCCCTCGGCGAATGCGGCCATCACCTGCATTGGCAACGCATAGCCGCCCAGCTCGCGAGTGTCGATCCAGCCCATGCCCGGCACGTTGATTCCGTTGGGGTGCTCTTTGTCATCGGGCCCGCGGATGTTGCCGTCGGCGATGTTCTTGGCAATCAGCGCCTGGATCGTCGTCTCGAGCACCATCTCGCCCATGTGCCGCTGCGCTTCCGCCGGCCGCCCGTGCGCCAGGGCATCCGCCACTTTCCACGCACCGCCGATCTGTGTGCCCGGCGGGGTGCGGTCAGCCACCACGCGTAACAGACGCACAGGCACGCCGGTAAACGGCAAGTTGAAGTCCAGCAGCGCGCCGCCAGCCTGGTACAGGCGGTTCGGACTGGCCAGCATGCCCTCCTTGTGGCGCGAGATCATGTCGAAGAAGTTCTGTACCCGACGGCCAGCGCCGGTGGCGCCACCCACGGTCGCACCAGTCTGAGCAAAGACCGAACGCGCTCCGTCGCGTGCACCAGCGCGGTACAGGTCTGCCGCATGACCCGCGAGGAATGCGGCAGCACCAGGATCACCGGGTGACATGCCAGCATCACGCAGGAGTCGGTTCGCCTCAGAGCTCATGCCCTGGTACTCAGCCAGCGTTCGAGTAAACGCGTCCGTCGCCGACAACACCCGATACACCGAGCTGCGTAGCGGGATGTTGGCCGCGCCCTCGGACAAGTTGGCCAGTTGATGGCCCTTGATTGCCTCAAGCGCGTTGCCGGCGGCCTCCCGTAACGCTGGGGCCACACTGGTGATGCCGGCCAGGGCGTCATCACCGCGACCACCCAGCGCCAGCGAGATGGGCTGACGGCCGAGTTCGATGGTGTTGCCGATGATGTCGCTGATGCGGCCAACGGGGTTGGTCAGCAGCAGTTGTTTGGTGCCCTCAGTAACCTCGGGGACGATGCCGCGCCAAGGCGGTGCTGCTCGCGCCGTACCGGGGACCACTCCTGATGCGTGCAGGCTCTGGAGGATGTGCTGGTCGACGGTCCCACGGAAGAAGGGCGCGGAGCCCGCGAGCGCCCCGATGCCCGCACCAGCAGCGATACGAACACCGCGCTCGATCGGGCCGGCACCTTCGGGCGTGCTCTCGTTGCCCGCGACACCGCCGGCCACGGCGCCACCCAGCGTCGCGCCCCCGCGCAACGTTGCGCGGGTGAGGGGGACCGCACCAGACTCACCCCTGAGAAAATCCCCGACCGCGCCGCCGACGCCCGGAACCTCCGCTGCTCCTGAGACGCCGGCGGCGGGCGGTGGTGTCAGGGCCCGCCGTGTCGCCGCGGTTGGGTCCATGTCGGTGATCTGTTTTTCCAGGGCCGTCAGTTTGTCAGGGTCGACGCCCTTCGCTCGAGCCGCGTCCAGCATCGCCTGCAGCAGGTCGGTCGACGATTGGGGCACCTGCTGCCGCACGGGCGCCAGTTCGGCCGTGCCTGGCATCTTGCGCACCTGGTCGATGATGTCCGGCACCGACGCCGTCGTCTCGTTGACCGTCTTGATCGCCTGCTCGAGCTGGGGCGCGGCAATGTCGGGCTTCATGATGTCGGACAGGGCGCTCACCACCTTCGACGCGGCACCAGAGACTTGCTGCACTGGGGCGGCGTTGGTGATCGCCTGCACCAGCTGGTTCCGCTCGCTGTCATCCATGCTGGCGATCTGCTGCGCCCGCTCAGCCGCGGTATCTGTCAGTCGTCCACCGAACGACTGCCACGCCTGGTCAACCGCGTTGGCCACCGCCGGCGCCGTCCCTCGAGCCCCGTCGACCGCCGTGAGCGCTCGAGCGATCTCGAGTGGGTTGGTGCCTGGCTGTAGCACCTCAGCCACCGCGCGCAGTGCCAGCGGCGCATCGCCTGCTGCCAGCACGGTCGCCAGTCCAGCAGCACCGACGTTTGCCAGCCCGACGGCGGACCCGGTGAGCGGGTTCTGCTCACTGAGGCGCTGATTGAGCTCGCCCTGGTCCTGGCGCGAGGTGCCACCGCGGATGCCATCGTTGATCGACTGCAGCTGGTTGACGATCTCGGTCATGCGCGGGCTGACCGAGTCGTCGCCGTTCATACGCCGCTGCAGCAGCGTGCGGTACTCGTCCTCGAGCGCGGGCCCACCAGCCTGGGCGTACAGGTTGTTGTACTGATCGCTGCCTGTGGCATCGCGCGCGAGGTTGCTCGCGACGTTGATCTTGTCGAGGGCAGCGGTTGCCTCCTGGGCGGCAGACCCCAGCGCTGACAGGCCCGTACCCACTGCGCGTCCAACGACACCACCTGGCGCGTTCTCGTCGGGCGTCTGCACCTTGCCTGCGATGTTCCCCGCCGTATCTGCGATGTCACCGACCGTGCTGACGCCGAAAGGCCCTGGCACCTTCCTGACAACGTCCTGCGCCGCCTGCACGGCTGGGGTCGCCGCCGCACTGAGCGTGGTCGTCGCCGGCTCCTGGCCGGGCTCGAGCTTGGCCGGCGCGGTCGCCTGCGTAGCCGCGCTCTGGACCGCGTTGTCGACCTGCTGGAGTGTGCCGCCAACCGCCTGACCGACGCCCTGCATGCCCTGGCCGATGGCATGGCTCGCATCCGAGGCAAGGTTGCCCGCGGCGTCCTGCAGCCCACCCATGAACGCTCGCGGGGTCGTGCCCGATGAGGCCGCGGTAGTTTGCGCTGGTCTGCTGGGCTGGCTGAGTGGGCTGGGGCCAGGCACGCCGGGGTTGTCCGACGCCAGTCCGCCCTGCAGCGCGCCCATGCGCGCCTGCATCTGAGCCGGCGTCATCCACTCGCTGCCACCCTTCAGGTCCAGACCCGAACGTCCCACGTGAAACGCGCCCGTGCTCGAGTCATACGAATCGGCCGTGAAGTAATGCCCAGGCGTACTGATCACGACTGGGTTACCGCTCGAGGCTTCTTTAGCGAGTGCATTCCAGTCGGCGCCCACCGTCCGATGCGGAATGCCCATTTCGTCAAAGAGTTTGCTCTCGCTGCCCAGACCGGCCATGCCGCCGCCCACCGTCCAACCGACCTTGCTCGCCATGTCGGTGGCCTCGCGCAGTGTCGGGTTGCGGCCAAACAGTTGCGCGAACCTGACTGCCGCCGCGGGCCCGCACGCGGCGTACGCCTCAGCTGCGGTGAGCTCGGGGTTGTACTCAGGAAGTTGGATCAGGTCCGACAGCTTGTTGGTCACCGCGCCGGTGGCCTGCGTAACTGCCTGCTGCGCGCCCTGCACCGCACCGCTGACTGCCTGCTTACCCGCCTGGACTGCACCGCTGATCGCAGTGCCCGCCGCGTCAGCCGCCTTCTGGGCGTTGCCCATGATTGTCTGGACGTAGCTCTGGGTCTCTTTGTAGGGCGGGATGCCGCCATACTGCGCCACCGCACCAGTGCCAGCGTTGTAGCTCGCGAGCGTCTTGCCCCAGTCTCCCTCGTATTGCTGCAGTCGTTTCGCGTCCTCGGCCGCGGCCGCATCGAGACTCGCGTACGGGTCCGTCGGATCGAGGTGGACGCCGGCGGCCGTTGCGGGCATGAACTGCGCAATACCGATAGCACCAGCAGGTGAGCGAGCTGCAGGGTTGAAACCCGACTCTTGCTGGATCTGCGCCATGAACACGTTGGGGTCGATGCCCGCCTTGCGCGCAGCTGCTCGAGCGTAGTCCTGGTACGACATCGAGCGGTCCGGCGCCGGCCCGCCCTGGTCAGCTTGAGGTTGAGTGGGCTGATTGGGCTGGATGACCGCCGAAGTGGCCTGGGCGCTGGTGCTCGCGTCCTGCGTCGTGGGCGTTGGTGTCTGGGGCGGCGGCTGGTTGAACGACTGCACGCCCTGGCCAATCTGCTGCACGCCCGCGTCGAGTGACTTCCACGTGTCCTGCGCGTGTTGCTGCAGTCGGTTGGTGACGTCGCTGGCGTCGATCGTCGGCAGCGGCTGTTGTTGTGTCGGTTGGGCCTGCTGTGCCTGGTCCTGCGCATCCTGCCAGGTCTGCTGGGCATGCTGCTGCAGCCGCTGGATGATCTCGTTCGGGTCGATCTGGAGTGCGGCCGGCGCCGCGGCGGCTAACTGCTGCGGCGCTTGCTGCGCGGTACTCGTCAGCGCCTGCCACCCGTCCTGCGCGTGCTGCTTCAGCCGATCGACGTAGTAGTTCTGCGCATCCTCGAGGGGAACGACGCCGGGCATTTACGTTGTCTCAACCTGTGCCCGATATAACGCAGAACGCCCCGAGCGTCTCACACTCGAGGCGTCCATCACCCCGATCATTGGAGGATCGAGATGCTCTCTAAGATTAACCGCTACGGCATCGTGCTGGCCGTTCTGGTGTTCACGGCCTGGTTCGCCTGGGATATCGGTGGCGCCGGCGACACAGTCGCCGCAGGATGCCTCGGGGCCGCGCAGATCGATCATTGTGCCGGCTACGGCTTCACGCGACCGATCAGTCCCTGTGAAGCAGCCAAGATCCATTTCGAGCAGGCGATCCACTACGTCGGGCAAAGCCATGTCGTGACGACCATCGACGGCGTCCCCAGTAACGACCCCCACGACAATTACTACACCCGTGGATACTCGGGACCCACAACTGCTGCCGAGCGCTCCGCTGAGAGCGAGGCGATGAAATCCTGGAAAACGCTGAACTGCACGGGTCCGATCAACCCGAACTCCGAGTTCTGGGTCTAGCCTCACTAGCCCAGCGCTCCTGACGGGGCCCCGTACTGAGTGGCCTGTTGCTGGTGCAGGCGCAGCGCGTACGCCGTCGCAGCATCAGGCGTGTTGAAGATGCCAAGATGCTTTCCCGTCGCGCGGTACTGGGCGAGTGCCTCGCGGTTGGACAGAATCCGTCCGTCGTCGCTGACCGTCGGGACGAGCACCTCGTTTCCGTTGTCGTCTTCAAACGAGATGGACCGCACGGTGCTGATCGTGCCGTCCGAGTTGCGCACGATCGGACGATTGTTCAGGTCGACATTGCCCGGCTGCACCAGCCCTGGCACTTGCTCTGACGCGCCTTGCCCAATCCTAGCGAGCGACTCCTGCGGTGAAGGCGGGCTCAGCGGCACGACCGCCTCGGGCCCCTGCTCACCGATCAGCGCGAGCGTCGGTTGCGTCACTACACCGCCACTGGCCATCGCGGGCACTGAAGGGGGCAGCGGCTGACCGTTGGGCCCGAGGATGACCGGCGCGGGCGCTGTTGGAGCAACGCCGGGCACTGGTCCTGGCGCCAGCGGCATCGGTTGCGGCGCGAGTGCTGCTGGCGGAGCCATTGGCATCGGTGGTGCAACGGGCGCCGCGGGCGGAGGCAACATCGCCATCGGAGGCGGCGCGGGCATCGGCGCGGGCATCGGTTCAGGTGGTGGCATGGGTGGCGGCAGCTTGACGTTGAGGCGGTCTGCCACCTTCAAGAACTGCTGCGGGTCCCGCTTGGCTTCGGCCTGCAGCCACTGACGATCGTCAGGATTCCCACTCAGGAACTTCTGACGGTACATGTCGTCCAGACTCGAGTTCGAGACCTGGCGCATGTCGGGATGGTCAGCGTTGTCGCCGAAGATCCCTTTGGCAATCTCGGGCGCGTCGCGCTGCACCTCGTTGGTGATCTCCGACTGCAGCCGCACGATCTCGTTGCGCTGGTTCTGCTTTGGCCGCGGGTCCTGGGGCTGCTGGCTCGGCAACAGGCCCTCGGTCGGCGCGTCCTGCTGCGGGTACTGCATGCTCATACAGCACCCCTGCCGGGGAACGGCGTGGCGCCCGGTGGCGACGCGGCAATGGGCACACCGCCCGGCGGGATGGTGCCGCCTGGTTGCTGCCCACCAGCGATGACCTGACCGTACGGTGGCGCGTTCGCGCCCGCCCCATTGGGTGCTGTTGCCAGCGCCCCGAGGTCGGGCACGCCGCCGGCGCCAGGTCCGCCGCCCTCGAACACGCCAGGCTGTGGCTGACCGCCTGGTCCTAGCGCGCCCTGCACCTGACCTTGCAGCGCGAGCTGTTCGGCGTCCTGCGCCTCTTGCAGCAGGTCGCCGCGGCCAGCGTTCATGAACACCTCAGCGTCCAACCATTTCTGGTAGGCGGGACTGGCGCGGATACGGTCCCGCGCGATGGAACGCCGAATCTCGTCAGGGTTGTCGCCCAGGAACGAGACGGCCTCATCTTTGCCGTACGTACCCGCAGCCAGTCGCTCGTGCGCGTAGCGCGCCTGGATCATCTCGTCGGTCGGGAGCTGCGCCTGCACTTCCCAATGCACGTGCATCGGTCGCTCGAGATCGGATGGACCGAAGCCGATGAACTGCGCAGCGTCGCGGCCTGTACCGACGTTCTCCCCACCGAAGAACACCCAGACCTTTTCGTTCGCCCGCTCCCTGGTCAGACACCACAGCTTTTCGGTCTGGCCGTGCAGGAGCTGCTCGAGCCCATGCCGTACCGGCCCGACCCTGGTCCTGGTGAAACTCAGGATCTGCGAGATCGCGAAGCCTGCGCCTTCCATCCCGCTCAGGGTCGTCACCCGCGGCGACTCCAGATCGCGAATGGCCTGGTCGATCAGGCCCATATGTTTTTCCAACGTCGCCGCGTCGGGATACTCGATACGCTGCAGCTGGCGACCAGGTGGCAGGTTCAGAATCTCGCCAGGGTGCAGCGACAGGTCAGCCTGCTCCCGCGGCAGACCGTCCCCCGTCCCGACTGGCGCCGCGGGCGAGTCGCCGTACGTGACCAGCGGGCTCATCAAGTCTCTTGCCACGTACTGCGCGTGCATAGCGCGCAGATACTGGCGGTACTTCACTAACCAGAGCTTGGTGCGGCCGATGCCCCAGCCCACTTTGCGGTTCCGCATCCACGACATCGACAGACCAGGCGCGTAGTCGTACGGCACGCCAAACGAATACTTATGCCTGAACTGCTTGACGATGTAGCCTGTCTTGTCGTTGTGATAATTGCGACCGACGATCAGGTAGCTGACCCACGTCTTGTCCCAATGCTCGACGAACTGCACCTTTGTGAGCGGTGACTGGGATGTGCCGCTCGAGTCGTCGCGTGGAACGGTGATCGCGCCGAGCTCGGACGGGACGATGTCGCCGTTCGCGTCGCGGCCCAGGCGGTACTTCCTGAACGCGCTGCGCAGGTTCATCTCCGAGATCTCGAGCACTTCCTCGAGCTTGCCGCCCGACCGTTGCGGATAGACGCATCTGGGATCCACGTAGCTCCAGACGAACGGCGGTCCCGCTTTCTTCTTGGCGTCTTCGGTGAGCTTGTCGTACTGCGTATACGCGTCGGTCGCGTCACCCTTTTTGGGTGAGGGCAGCGCGTAGCGCGCCTTCCACAGGTCCGCGGCCCACAGCAGCTTGGCCCACCCCCCGCCGTCGTTCAAGCACGAGTCGGTCACCTGAGTCATCGTGTCGGCGCCTACGTCCCTGGTGCCGCACTGCCACAGCGTCTCTTCCGTCCAATGCTCGAGCTTGGACGCGACGGTCTGCGCCGTGTCGCCCTCGCCGCCGATGATGCTCAGCTTCGGCCTGTCGAGGGTGAGTATGGCAGTCTGTTGGAACGCCTCTTCGGTGATGTCCGGGTCCCGCGGATCGACGTGGACCATCACGTAGCGACTGTCGGCCTCCTGCATCGCCGGCACCTTCATCTCGCGGACCGCGCGCATCTCGTCGATGTCGAGGTCCTGCTGGCGGAAGTCGTCGGTCAGCTCGGTCTGCAGGTCCAGGATGTACGTCGAGTCAGGAGCGCCGAGCTCCTTCGCTTCGCGGTCGTACTCAGCCACGCTGGCGCGAGTGTAACGCTAAGTCGTCACACTCGCATCACGCGGTGACGCCGCGGTGACCGCCGGAGGCTCGAACCGACGCAACAGTTCGGCGCAGCGCGCCTCGGGTGTGTGAGTGTCAGCTAAGATTCGCGCCATTTCTGCGGAGTGGTAAGGCTCAGGCAAAGTGTCTATGAACCGCTGAATCCCTTGTCTGAACGGGCTGTACTTCAGTGACTCGCGCCAAGCTTTCAACCGCTGGTCAGTCATATTCCCCTCAGCACCACGACACCGAACGCCACGAGCAGCACGAAGATCATGATCACAATGACCACGTCCCACCTCAAGCGCCGAGCGCATAGCTAGTGCGCCGCGGCACTGCGCCATTGAACCCATAGCGGCTCACACCCTGCGGCTGATGCTCGCGCTGAGCGCCGAGATACGCCAGCCCGAGCGCGATCACCGTGTCATCGTGCTGCCCTGGCGGTGCCCCGTAGCGAAGCATGCCGCTTGGCAAGACGCTTGCTTCATAGCCCAGGAGTTCGCTCTGCTGGACAGGGTCGTCCAGCAGGGTCAGCTCTCCACGTTCGATCGCCAGCCCGAGAGACTGCACGAGGGCGGCCTTACTGGCATTCGTCGCATCCCACGCCCACACGGGTAGAGCAGGGCGCGGGGCGCCGATGATGCGGGCATAACCGCTCTGCAGACGTTCGACAAGCGGCGAGCCGATGCTGTTCTTCTCAGCCACGATAAGTGTCGGTCGGTAGACTTCGGCCCAAGCGTGTAGGCGCTCGGTCTGCAGCTCGTAATCAATCTCACTGAAACGATCCAGGGCAACCTGATTCCCGAGTGTTGCGTCCACGATCGAGATGGCCGTGAAGTCATTGGTCCTCCCCCAGTCAACGCCGATGCAGTATTGATGACCTGCCTGCCGTGGTTGTGGAGTGAGACGTGACACCGCGGACACACCGCGGAACACTCCACCGCCCTCGAGCTGGAGGAACTCAGCGCGGTACTCCTGCGCCCATGCGCGTTCTGGTAGCTCATGCTGCGCCGACACCAGCTCGTCAGTGGCAATGAACGGATTGACACTGGTTGGCATCTGCCACGAACTCCAGTCCACCTGGAGTGGATCCTGACCTTGCTGGTACAGACTCCAGAAGTCGTTCAGTCCACGTGGAGTACTCATAAACCACGCACCACCGGCCAGGTCCGTCAGTGTCGGCCGGAGTGCGAGCTGCCAGATCTCCAGCAGGTCGCGCACCATCGCCGCCTCGTCGAGCACAATGAGCTTGTACTTTCGGCCGCGAGCAGGATTGGGGTCGTCCAAAGACCAGCACTCGAGCGTGCCCCCGGTGATGAGCTCGAGCCGATGATCCTGCTCGCTTTTCATGCGCGTCACGGGCTCGAGAACGGCACGCACTTCGCGCCAGAACTCGGCCAAAAGTTTGTACGTTGGCGCGAAATATCCGGCGGGTTTTGCGTGCAATGCGATGTCGGCGAGCAGGTGCTGAGCCAGCGTCGACTTGCCGGCACGGCGACCGAGCGCGACCACATTGAAGCGTGACGCTTCGTCCAGGATCTGCTGCTGCGCGGGGTGCGGCCGCACGAGCTGGATACGTGGCATGGCCCTATGACCGAGCCTCGAGAAGCTGCCCGAGAACGTGCTGCAGCTCGTCGCTCCAGCCCGCCGCGTCGACATGTCTGGCGAGCAGCAGGACCGCGGTTTCAAGATTCGCCACACGGCGCAGCAGCTCGGCGTGGACCTCGTACGCGTTGCGCTCGGACAGCGTCACGGCTCAGTGTGCGACGCCGTTCGTGAGCGCGTTCGGACGGTCGACGTACTCGATCTCAATGACCTGTCGACCCTCGGACTGGAGCTTCTCCGCGGACTTGAAACCCGCATAGTCGAGCACGTACCGCGCCGCAGCCAGGTCGTTGTCGGCGATGAGATTCGCGAGTGCGGATACCGCGGGATGCACGAGTGCTCGCATGCGGTCCTCGGCATTGGCGAGCGCTTGCGGCGACTTGCCGCCGTGCATGCGGCACACCTGCTGGTTGCGCATGGCGGGCACCCGGCATTGTCGACCGTCGCGGACTCGAGCGTGGCACTGGCGCATGGGGTCGACAACACGCATGGGGTCAGGACGCTTGCGCTTCGACGGGTTCGGGCTCGTCGGCGCCGGTCTCGGCGAGCAGCATCAGGCTCTTCCAATCCGAGAGCAAGTGCAGGCCCCAGTGGTGCTCGAGCAGGTTGTCCGAGGCTTCGAGCTCGACGGCCGCGGCGTGCATCACCACGAGCAACTCAGGCAGATACGTCATGCCGATTCGTTCTCCGGCGGGGTAGTTCGGCGCAGTCGTTTCAGGGTTTCCTGCTGGCGCCGGGCGCAGCGCAGCGAGCAGTACAGGTGCTTGACGACGGCGTGATTCGAGGGCTCATGCCACTCGGTCTCGGGAATCTTTCGGCCACACCCCACGCAGAACTCGACGGCGCCAGTGTACGGCTCCTGGGTCACGGCACGACCACCCATTCGCGTTTGCCGTTGGCGTCCTGGCGCTGCTCGTACTTCGGCCCGTCGTTCTCAAACTCGAGCGTCTCGGAAGAATTCCGCCCCCTTCGCTTGCGAGGGGGGTTGGGGGGTGCTCCGGGGATTCCCGTAGGGAATCCGGGACCGGGACCGGGACCGGGACCGGGAGCGCCCGGAAGATTTTCGGAATCCGGTGGGGTTCCGGCCGGAATCCGTTGTGAATTCGTGGTCTGCGCGCCGCGGCGTTTGCGGGCGCGATCCTCGTCGCGTTGACGCAGCACGGCCTCGCGCGACGGCTGAAATTCCAGGTAGTCGTGGATGTACCAGCCACTGATGTGCTCGGGCGCTTCCCAACGCCGCGCCGCCACGAGTTGCTGCACGGCCACGTCCCAATTCCGCAGGTGAATCAACGCCCCAATAGCCTGCACGTCCGTCACGCTCAGGTGCCCGTCGCGCAACTCGCGTGCGGAGTAGATGATGCCGGCCATGTCCAGCGCAATCGCTTGCGTCGACAAGCCTGCTAATTTCCCATTGCCCAGATAGTCATCTGCGAATCTTGCCCATGGCACTCAAGCGTCCTTCTTTCGCCTTGCCTTTTTGAAGCGTCCCAGACTGGTGATCATCGATTCCTCAGATGGCAGCAGCAGGTCGTTCAGCGTCTCCTGAGAAATCACGTCCATATCCGTGATCTTGTCGACACCATTCACACCGTGGATACCGCACCACACGCCGGTCCGCGTGGTGCGGTGCGCCGCCAGGTCCTCGTGCAACTCCACTAACCAGAACCGGCTCACACCAGTTCGCCACTCCTGAGCTGTCGCGCCTCTTCGATAGCGTCCAGGTCCTCGTCACGATGCTCCGCGGCCGCATGGGCCTGCGCCGCGATGCGCGCCGCTTCCTGGTTGTCGAGCTGCTCTTGCTTCGCCTCGATGGCGTCCACCAACTCCGTGCCGCGCAGCTTCAATTCGTCACGCGCAATCGGTAGTTTGGCCACCACCGGATTCAGTCCGAGCGCGTGCGCCTGGTCGATCAACTCCCGATAGCGTTTCCAGATCCGGTCGTCCGCCGAGCGCACCATGTCAGCGTCGACGACCTCCCGCTCGCGCGTCGGCACCGGCAATGCTTCTGCCTCCGGGTAATACGCACCAGGGATCGAGTCGACCTCGCTCTCGTCCGTCATGCCCAATCCGCACAACGACAGGGTGACGCGACGCTTGGCTTTCGTTTCACTTTTCATGAGCGCATTCGCCAGCGCCTCGCCAGCGAGACCCTTGACGTTGACCGCGCCAATGGCCGAGTCCCTGCGTCCATCAGGTGTCGACGCCGTGGCCGTCACGACCAGCAGGTCGCCGATCTGCTCTCGCTCAAGCCGCGTGATGCTCACCTTGTGCAAGCTGCGCAGCTGGTCGGTGGCATCCTTCTTGGCGTACAGCACCAGCTTGCTGTTCAGCACGATGTAATCGAACGGCTTGCTCAACGGATTCAGGTTCAGGCTGGCGCAGAGCTTCAGGTAATAGTTGATGCGCTGCTCGGAGTCGAGCCCAGACAGGTCGCCCTGCACTAGCGCCTGCTCGACGGTCAGGCTCTGCGGCTTCGGTTTCGCGAGTGTTTGCGTCATGCACTTGCCTCCGATACGAGCAGGTAGCGTCCGAGCGTTGCCAGACGACGCTGCTCCCGAAAAATATTGACGATATCCGTCGCCAGTGAAGGTCAGGTCGGCTTTGCCTACCACGTCGTCGACACTGTCCATCGAACACTGCTGGTACCAACCTGCTTTCGCCACAAGACCGAACGCGTGGTACGTGTCGATCAGCGATGGATAGAAATTGCGTCCGATCTTGGCTTGTACAGCCCCGATATACGGCGTGGACGGCCAGCCATCCCATTGGTCAAAGCAGAATTCCGTGAACTCTTGCTGGCTCGGGAGTCGGCCACATGACGCAACCCAGTTATGAAATTCGTAAACGACAGGCGTGGGAGTCATTCCGGCCTGATCAGCGAGACCACCCAACCGGGTCAACTCGCGGTTATCCCAGACGCAGGGATGCGTAGTCAGAAAGTCCTTGATGCCTTCCGGATCAAAGAAGCGAACCAACAGCCTCGCAGTTGTGGTGCCCATCAGCAGTACCCCGCAGAAACGGCGACGAACTCGCGGGCGCGGCCGACGGCGATCATCCAGTTGATGGCCGCGGTGTTGGCAGCGGGATCGAACACCGACAGTCCGGCGCGACCTTGGGGTGTGGATTTCCACGTCCCAGGTAGAAATTGCCCAAGGCCGCTAGCGCCGGACCGCGGATTCACAGCGTGCGCGTCGCCCCGACTCTCGACGCGAATGATGCAAGCCACTCTGCTCGATGCGCTGGGCGCCGGTGGTGCATGGGTAGCCGGAGGATCGAGCAGACCCTCAGATGCCAGGTACGCCGCCGGCGCCACGCCCGTGCTGTTGACGGCACCCTGCAGCGCTACAGGGTCCACACCCACCGACGCGGCAAGCACAGTCGTTTCCTCGTCGGGGTTGACGGCACCCGTGGAAAGCAAGAGCATCGCCGCGGCCAGCAGCGCCACTAGCCCACGCTCCTGAGCGCAATGATCACGATCAGCAGCACCAGAAACCCGAACGGCACGTAGACGTGCATCTGGTCGTCACTCATCGTCAGCAGGCTCGCCCAGGCAGTCGTGGCGGCGGCGCGGCGTCAGCTCGTCGTGCTCCGCGCATAGGAACTGGGTGCACAAGGGACACCACGTCTCGGGCACGCGCTCGCAGCCCCGCGCCTGGCACAACACCGGCACCTCGTCGAGCATCCACTCGATTTCCGGCGAGGTTGTCTCGTTCATCTCTTGCTAAATCCTCCGTCGCAAGATGGCGGCGATCACCGGAAGGTCGGCCGGGCGCCACACGTAGACCTCGGCGCACGTCGCGCGCAGGTCCTCGAGCCACTGCTGCTGGTCGACCGTCAGCCGGCCGCGGGCGTTCTTCAGCTCCGCAAAGATCACGCGATGGCCGCGCACCAGGACCAGGTCGGGGAAACCGGGCACGCTCTTACGCGAGTCGTGCGTGTGGTAGTGCCGCCAGTTGTAGAGCCGAGCCAGCGCCACGACCTGGTTGAGCAGCACCGCCTCGGGCTGCACCAGTTGGACGACGCGCACGCGCTTGGCCTGCACTCGTCGCCGCGAGCGGCCGCCGGTCGTGGCGTAGCCCAGACCACGGGTCGCCACGCTCATCGGCTGATGAGTCTCCAGACGACCAGCACCAGCCCGAGCCAGAAGAGCAGGCCCAGGCCGCACGCCAGCCACACGAACAGCGGCGGACGCCACACTGGCTCGTTCACGCGGGGTCCTTCCAGTA